CGGTCAATGATGCTACGGTTAGTTTCATAGTTTTGATACTCCCATGTATCAATGTGGACGCCTTTATTTAAAGGACATTCACGGATAAACAACTAGTTAACGAGTGTAAACGTCTACACTCACCTCGCAGATAGTAGGGGAAACACCCCTTTTTCCCTGCTGTAAACATTATATGCGTGGAGCGGGACTCTATTGGCCCTGTGCTGAGTGAACCCCCAAACAGTGGAACGATCCGCCCCCCGTACCGGCCGCAAAAAAACACATACTCTCATACATTCTACATTTCCCTAAGATTTTTTGGAAAATTTTCTGGGTATTCATGGTGGTGAGCTAATTAATCATAGCGGTAGGGTGGTATAGGGTGGTGGTTTAAAACCCCGTGACGGGCATTACAGAGCCTCTCATGGCCATTATCCCATATGGGGCTAGTAATATAGAGGGGGGGGTTGACAAGCATGTTATAATAGAGTTATATTACGGATGCTGGAATATTATGGAAATTTTATTGAGGATTAGTTATGGCTATAACAGGTAGGTCAAGAGGAGGGCATCCAGACTTTGGATTGGGTGGTGTTTCTACAGGACATTCAGCAGGATCAGGAATGGAAAGTCAGATGGGCGGCACTATGATAGGCCCAGATGCTTATGGAGGCCAAGGACTCGCACCTATCGGTGGGTATAGTCCTGCTTATCAGGAAATGATGCAGCAGAGACAGCATCAGGCTCAACTGAAAGGTATGCTAACAACTATGCAACGGAAGTGGGGATATGACTTTACCAAGAGTTATCTTGAGGGTTATCTTTCCCAGATAGACCCCGGCGCATATCCGACCAGCCTCCCAGATCGCAGAGGTGGGCCAGCACTAGGACCACATAGGAATTATAATCCCCAAGAAACGGCTAGTTTTAATGAAGATGAAGCTCTTGGGGTATTTAATCAGCACACCACACAAGATGTTATTGATGCATGGAACGCACCTATAAATACTGCTCCCACTACTAAGTCTGTACCAATCTCCGGTGTCCCTTTAGCCAATCGGTTTGGAAATTCAGCCCGCTCTAGGAACCGTGGGTTAATTGGAAGAAACCAGAACAGATGATATGGTCATATCAGCTAAATCAAACTATGGTGGTGGATACCCAGATTTCGGATTTAGTGGAACTCAACGAGCAATGTGGGGAATCTAATGGGCATAGGGAACTTTGTAGATGACTACAGAGGAAAGTTAGTAGAGGATTCTACTAAAGCATGGATAGATTCTCCATCTACATGGGATAAAGAAAGCGCAGAAGAGCAGTGGGAAATAATTAAACAGAGTGCTAAAGATGCTGGCATGTCTGTTTTGGATTGGTTCGCAGAAGTGGCTTTTAAAGGTTCCCAGAATCCTGAAGGAATGGCACAAGAGGCTCTAGGCGCAACCAGTTATCCTTTCAGACAAGCTGCTGAAGTTTCTTTTGACTATCTGAATCCTTGGTCTACAGTTGATGAGCAAGGCTCTCCTGTTGGTTTAATGCATTCAGAGCAAATGCCAGAATGGTTAAGCGGTTTAAATGACCCAGCGATGCAGAGGTCTATGATTCAGAATCCGGGGTTGCCTCTGGCAGGAGCTATGCTTGGTGGTCTTGGTATTGGTGTAAACAAATGGGCAGAAGGTGAGGATGTTCTTAAAGGGGATTTGGTAGCAGCAGGTGGGACTTTAGCTGGTCCTATGGTTGCCAGTACCTTAAAGGGAGCCGGTAAGGTTGCTCAGAAGTTAGCGCCTGATTTAAGTAAGAAAGCAGTTGACGAATCTCGCAGAAACTTTATGAAGGTCGCAGGGATAACAACTGGAATGCTTGCCGTTCCAGCTATAGGAGCCAAGGCTATCCTTAAGGCAGGGGCAAAGGGTGGAGCAAAGTTAGGAGCATCAGTAATTGGAAAAACCCTCGCAGGTAGTTTCTTTGGAAATATAGGAACATTACTTAAACAGGCACAAAAGGGAATTGATAAAGGCATTGATGTAAAGGGGCAAGGTTTGACGGCTGTATATGATACGGCTGGCATGAAACTTTCTCCTGCTTCGTTGGTTAGGTTGGGAACTAAAGAAAGAAATACTTTATCTTTCTTCAAGAAACTTAAGGAAGTGTCTGAAAGTGATTTAGGAATTACTGGGTGGCTCGATGGGACAGCAGCCCGATCTAGCCAGAGGGTTGGAAGAGTTGATCCAGAGACTGGGCTTCCTTTTGGAGGTAGGCCCATAACACTTGACGATACGACCCATATTAGTGATATGGGAGGTTCCAGAAATAAAGTAGGAACTGGACGAACTGAGGGCTGGAAAGATTTAGAAGTTGATGAAGAATATGTTGCATATATTAAGAATTTAACGAAAACTCTTGATCCAACTCTTTCACAAGAGTCCGTTGATGCAGTCAATGCTATTCTTAGTAAATTTAATAAGAATGTACGGAATATTGAAGATCGTTTTGATATAGATGGTTTTTTCCGTACTGGCGATCAGAAGTTATTAGATCATATAGATTCTGCTGAGAAGTTTGATCTCACGCAACAATACAATGTATTGCATTTGGATAGACAGAATGCCGTAAGGTTAGCTAACAACATGCAACATGTTAAGTGGGGAATGGCTCACTTAGAACATCTTGAGAAAACTAATCCTGAAAGACTTATAGAGATTCTTACAGATATAGCTAAGGTTGGTGAAAAGGCAGTCCCGTCAGATAAAGCAGCAGCGAAAATTGCGAAAGAAATGTTAGAGGCTTTACAATAGATGGAAGACGATTTCCTTGAATCACTCGATCCTCTACAAAAACTAGGATCAGAAAATGTAGATATAGTATCTTCAAAAGGAACTCTAGAAACTTTAATAAGGCATCTATCTAGGGCCATGGGTATTTCTTCACTTAACCCTCGTAATGATGAATGGGAAGGATATCTACCCGATGTTTCCGATTCTAAATATGTTGCGGCTTTCAATACTGGTAAACCAACCTTTGATTTGCGGGGAAATTTGATAGATTATGATCTATCAGTTGATCCTCGTATTGTTATGCCGACTCAGGATAGGCTAGATTCTCTTATTGAAGGAGGTAGGTACGAAGGAAGTGGAGACTTATTAGAAATTTTAAGTCATGAACTAGGACACTCAGGCTTAAATGCTTTAGCCACTGACTTAAACTTAGCGCCAAAAATCTATCAAGGACAAAATATAGGCGCAGATATTTCTCAAATTGTAGGACTTTTACCCGGATTTGATCCCAATCCACATTGGGATACTTTTCTAAACGACTATAAAAGACAGTGGATGGGTGAATCTCCTCCTACTGTTATTTTTAGTGGTGAAGATACAAATTTCAATACTGGTAAACCAACCTTTATCTCTGATGATTTCGACAAACTATTATATGTTGATAAATCTTTTAATCCATTTGTTGAGTTAGATTCTACTCCAATAGTAGATTTTGAACACGATTTACTTTATTCTATGAAAGGTAGAGAAGGTTTTGGACCTCCTCTTGAATTAGAACCAAGATTTAGAAGAGATTACGAGAGTATCGTAGACTTAATTGAGGCTTTACAATAATGGCAGCAAAAAATAAATACAAGGAAGTCTGGACACCCCAGAGAAAAAGACAACTAGAACTTTTGTTTTACAATGGCGGCTCTGTTATAGAAGCCTGTCACATATTAGGCATTGTAAAGCAAACATTCTATAACTGGTATGATAAGTATGATGACTTCAGGGAAGTTGTTGACTTTGGAAAGGTTGCTGCTGAATCATGGTGGATTCAGAAAGGGCGCGACAACGTAGACAATAAAAGATTTAATCATGCTCTTTGGTTGTTGATGATGGTTAATAAGTTTAAGTGGCACTCTGCTTATGCAAAGCGTGAGGAGAAGAAAGAGATTATTAACGAGCATAAGATTGAAGTTAAGAATGCTGTGGATGTAGATAGTATTCTCAAGAAAGCTATCAGTAAAGGAATTACTCAGTTAGACAACTCTAATAAACAGGTACATTGATATGCCAAAAGTAGGAAAGAAAAAGTTTCCATATACTGCTAAAGGAAAGAAAGATGCTAAGTCTTACGCTAAGAAATCTGGCAAGAAAATGAAGAAGGCTTACTAAAATGGCATGGGGAGATACTGAAGGAGGTTTTGCTCAAGGCCCACATGGTGGTGTAATGGGTGGTATGGCAGGAGGAGCGTCCTCTCCCGGTGAAGTTAGTGATGCTAATCAGGCAGAGGCAGCGGCGGCTAAGGCTGCAAAAAATGCCAACGCATTAGCAGCAGCAATAAATAGTGTTCTGAATTCACAAGCATATAAAGAACAACTAGAAAAAGCACAAAAGAAAAATAAGGCTGAAATAAATAAAACACTGCAAGCTGGAATTGATAATAACTTGCAAGCCATGATAGATAATTTGGGACCATCTTACGGTGAACTATTTGATACTAATTTTAATTTAAATATTGAAGCTCCAGTAGGTTTATCTCCGGGGTATCAAGGCGCTGTTACTCCCGGCGTTAGTCCACCATCAGTAAGCCATGACTTTGAAGGTCTTATAGGCCAGCAAGAGGAGAATGAAGCAGATGAACTTGATTTTGATTATCCAATAACTACTACTTATGAAGATATATGGCCGAGTAAACCAGTTCTGTCTGATTCATATAGTTCAGGTGGTGGAGCTGGACCAATAGGTGGTGGTGGATGGGGCGACACAGAAACTACTGATTTCGATGTTAATGCCTTTGCAACTGAACTTGGTGATGAGGGATGGGGCGATGAGGGATTGGCCGCACTAGCATCAGTATGGGGTGACAATCCCAATCTTGATATTGGGATTCCAGCCCCCACAGAAACTACTGGCTTCGGAATAACCGCTCCGTCGAATGCGTTAGGCATGGAAGAGGTTGGCCCAGCCGCAACTACTGGCTTCGAGATAACTGCGCCGTCAAACGCTTCAGGCATGGAAGAGGTTAATCCAGCCGCTGCAATTGAAGCCCAAAAAGATAAGGACTTTCTTGGTACAGATATTAAGGCAAGAACTCTAGAGGAACGAACAAAGAAAGAGGCAAATACAGCAAAGCATTTGACATCGTCACAAAAATTTATGAATGAAGTTAAGGTTAAAGAAAAAGAACTAGACAAACTTAAACAGGTTCCATTTACTAAAAGAACGTGGTCGCAACATAGCAAAATAGGAAAACTTCAAGAGACGCTAAACAAGGTAAAAGAATCAGATAGATATAGAACTGCACACGCAACCGTATATGGAATGTCTAAGCTTGGGAAAGCAATTCTCTCATTAGCCCCTTATGGGATGGGGATGCAGTACAAAGCACTATCCAAAAGAGCAATAGAAAGTGGAGCAATAGATACTCGTACTTGGGCAGATATAGTAAATGAAATAGAGACTAGTGTTAATAGGCCTGAAGGACAGACTACCGAAGAACAGATTACCGATTTACAAGATTCTATTGAAGGAGGGTTCTGGGGGCTTTTAGGATTTGCAAAGAAAAATCCAAAAATATTTGGTCCCTTAAGCGGTGATGAGTTATGGAAATTGGTTATGGATGAAGATGCTTTTTGGAATTATTATGAACAAGGATTATTAGTGGGCTAAATGCCTAGTAAAACAAAAAAACAAGCCAAATTTATGGCTATGTGCGCCACTCCTAAAGGGAGAGCAAAGGCAAAGGGGAAATGTCCACCAAAAAAGGTAGCAAAAGAATATGCAAAGCATGATCGCGGAAAGCGTCCTAGTAGATAATGCCAGCGCTAAAGCCGCAATTAAACTTGCAGAACACCTTCAGACAGTTACTTATGAAGAAGCGATTGAAGCTTATGCTCAGTGCCACCGTGATCCTAATATTGATGATTCTTTTATTAGGACTCTCGCTCAGTCTGATCGTTACTACCTTGGTGTGTTTATCTGCAATCGTCACGATATGTTACATCCGTGGATATATGAAAGATGCAGAGAGGTTGAAGGAGGCAAAGACAATCACTTAGACCTTTGGGCTAGGTTCCATTACAAGTCATCAATAATTACATTTTTAGGATGTGTACAGGAAGTTCTGTGTAATCCTGATATAACTATAGGAATTCTTTCTTACTCAGCCCGTCAAGCTAAACCGTTCCTGCGGCAGATTATGCAGGAGTTTGAAGGCAATGAGAAGCTACAGAAATTATTTCCAGATATACTTTACGAGAAGCCTAAACAGCAAGCTCCTAAGTGGGCTGAGAATGAAGGCATATGTGTCAAGCGACAATCTAATCCTAAAGAGCAAACAATTGAGGCTCATGGACTTGTAGACGGACAACCTACCGGACGGCATTTTTCTCTTATAGTTTATGATGATGTTGTAGTTCAGGAATCTGTTTCAACCCCAGAACAAATTAAGAAGACTACAACCCAGTGGGAGTTGTCCCTTAACTTAGGCTCAACGCATGATCCTCGTTATCAGTATGCGGGTACTCGTTACTCTTATGGTGATACGTATGGTACAATACTTCAAAGGGCAGCGGTAAAGCCTAGAGTACATCCTGCAACCTATAACGGTCAAATGGATGGTGAGCCAGTATTTCTTCAACCACAACGATGGGAAGAAATAAAAAAGACTACCTCTACTTTTACGGTAGCTTGTCAACAGCTATTAAATCCAATAGCTGGCAGCGATGTTTCATTTAAGGATGAATGGTGGACTGAGTGGGAAGTAAGACCATATACCTTGAATGTTTATATCATGGTTGATCCAGCACATTCTAAGAAAAAAGAATCCAATAGAACAGCAATGGCTGTTGTTGGCGTTGATGCAAACTATAACAAGTATTTGTTAGATGGTTGCTGTCATAGGATGTCTCTTTCTGAGAAATGGACCTATCTTAAAAGGTTAAGGACAAAGTGGAAGAGAGCAGCCGGTGTGAGGGAAGTGAAAGTTGGATATGAAAGATATGGCGCTCAGTCAGATATAGAACATTTCAAAGCCATGATGTCTATGGATGGAAGTAGCTTTCCTATTTATGAATTAAATTGGGTTGGTGGTGGTGGGGCGCAATCTAAAAAAGATAGGATACAAAGATTAGAGCCTGACTTTAAGGATGGTTCATTTTTCTTCCCATACCCTACTGATGAGAAATATTTAACTTCTAACCAGTTAGACTTTAAAGATAGGAATCAAGCGTTCCTTATTTCTAAAAAAATAATATGTATAGATGAAAATAGAAAAACATATGATCTTTCAAAGTGGGTAAAGGATAATGAATATAGTTTATTCCCGACAATACACCCTGACTTTCTAGATGCGCTATCGAGAATATACGATATGGACCCTGTACCGCCGCGATCAAGAAGAAGTAGATCATTAGAACCTGATCGAGAGGCAGTCTATTAATGGCTAGACGAATACGCAGAATAGGAAGAAGAGATTATCCTGCTAGGAGAGTTGCCTATAGAATGATAGATGGGCGAAAGTTCTATGAACCACAACCTCGCGCTTTTCCATACGGTGTTCTTCCTTACGTGCAAAACTATTACTGGACTGCCGGTTATACAGTGGATGATTAATTATGAAAAAACTATTGTCAACATTAGCCTTTTTATGTTCTCCCGTAATAGCAGAGGGGCCACCTACTGATGTGATCCCACGCTTTGTGCAGATGCAGATATTCTGCGTACCAAGTATAGAAAGGATGTCGGACATACTAGGAGAAAAGTTTGGCGAGGCTCCAATAGTTATGGGCCAACTAAACGAAACCGATTCCTTTATCATCTTTGTAAACCAACATAATACCTCATCAACCATCGTTATAGCGAAACAACACAAGGAAAGTTCTGAGGCTTGCATGGTCTGG